CATATCATAGGCACCATTAGCACGCATACCCATGACAACACAGTGATGGTATTGTTCCAATTTATACCCCTAGTTTCCTAGTATTTATTAAGGGTTTAGACTATATCCTGAGCCAGTATTTAGGTACTGGTTCCTCTGCTTTACTTCCTAAGGGATACTTAGGTTTTCTTATCTGGTTTTCACTATACCCATTTGTATAATTATCCAGAAACTTAGTCTTTAGACATGTAAAAGCAACTTAATGCTTTATTTAGTACGGTGGTTAACTTTGCCCTCAACCAATAGGGTTTAGTCTTTCTTACCAGCATATTTTAGTATGGTTGTTATTTTGCTATGCCCGTTTAACAGAGTTCTTTTACTATAAGTTGCCTTATAGAGGGGCTAACTTTAACCCCAGTCAATACCAACGGCTATTAATTGGTAGCCGTCACGATTAAGTCTTCGCTTGGGAAATGTTACATGGTCTTTTACATCAGCATCAGATACCTGTAACTTAGTGTCTTGATAAGGCATACCTAAGTTATAGTTATAGAATGCTTGTTTTGACTTAGCATTAAGCTCAGCCGTTTTAAGTGCATCTGCTGTACATAAATACCCTCGGTTTCCCGATATTTATTAGGGGATTAGACTATATCTTAACCTTTTTAAAGGTTCTCTGCGTTACTTCCTAAGGGATACTTAGGTTTTCTTATCTGGTTATAGCTATACCCTTTGCATAGCTACCCAGAAACTTAGTCGTTCGACCTTTACAAGTATATAATGCTTGATTTAGTACGGTGGTTAGCATTGTCCCTAAAGGGATTTAGCCTTTCTTATCAGGATATTCGTGTACTTTACAATACCTTATTTCTCCTATGCCCGTTTAACAGAGTTTATTTATCAGCTATAGCTGAACGTCTGAACTACTTAGTCAATCCAGACGGCGTTCATTTGCGAAATATGGTATCCTCTGGTACCATTTGTGTCCTGAGTACGTGAGCTATGTCTAGCAGCCCATGTTCCGTTATACCATCTATCTAAAGGCTTTCCACACTTAGCACACACAAACTGGTAGGTACCCGGCATAACAGCACGAGCAGCAAGGTTAATCCCATCTGGATTAAGCAACCTTATGTTGCCACCACTATGAGGATCACCATCATCAACATAGTCAGCATAATTAAGTAGATTCCAATAGCCACAGTGTTGACACTTGTGAATGTATTCCATTTGGTCGGAGTGTACGAAAAGGTCGTGAATGCCCACGTTTGGAGCTGTTGGTGTGCTCCATTTCCTGCTTACTTTAAACTTAGAAGAACTCATAGAGTTTTCAGCAGACTGTATGGCCTGTATATTAGCCCTATCAAATTCATCAATGGATACCATGTCTACGTTAAGCCCTTCAACTGATCCGGGCTTACTACTGGTACGGAATGACATGTTAGAGTTGCGAATTCTTTTAGCATTAATTGAGTTCATATTTGGATCAATAATTGCCCTATAGTAAGGCAACTGCAAAACTGGATCGAGCCTTTGACGAACGAAGTCATTCATCTGGCGAATAGTTGGAAACGTATACAAACTATTAACACCAGCATATGAGTGCACATCTACCCACCAAAGCATAAATGCTACACCTATTTCTGAAAATCCCAATTGCCGGGCCTTAAGTGTAACAACACTCGGATAAAGGTCATTGACAATTTGTTTTTGCCCATTATTTAATACCCTCGGTTTCCCGATATTTATTAGGGGATTGGACTATATCTTACTCCCAATTTTTGGTATGGGAGTCTCTGCTTTACTTCCTAAGGGATACTTAGGTTTTTCTATCTGGTTCTAACTATACCCATTTGCATAGCTATCCAGAATTTTAGTCTCTAGGGATTTAAAAGTAAGTTATTACTTTGTTTACCACGGTGGTCAGCTCTATCCTACTTAAGGACTTAGCCTTTCTTATCAGGATATTCGTGTACTTTCATACCTTATTTCTCCTATGCCCGTTTAACAGAGTTTATAGACCACAGCTTTTTATGGTCTATGTGAGAAGGCTTTTGAGCTGATGTTATCTCCATAGTTAGGCACAGAAAAGGTGAACTTTTGCTGGCCGTTTTTAATTCTATGGTTTCTTAGCATGTAGGAGCTAGGCACTAGATAGTCCATAAGCAGGGCTAACTGTTCTGGGGTAATACTTGAAACATCGCCAAAGGTGTTCTTAGCAATCTTAGCAATGTCACTACCAGAGTAGGAGTTGGCACTTTGAATTACCCCAGGGACTTTTCTAGTGAGAACCTCATCGGTAAAATCTTCCATTAAAGGATCTCCTTTGCATTATCATTGTTAACTTGTTTCTCTCTTTCCTTAATAAGTTTGCTTGTATCCTCCTTTGACATTTTTGCTAAGTCATCCAACTTAATCTTTGGTGTATCCACAACGTTGCCATCACTATCAGTTTTCTTAACATCTGTGATCTTTAAGCGTGCTTCAATCAAGTGTTCTTGACCAGCATTAAGTTGAGGCAAGCTACCATTTTCTTGAATATCACCAATACCATCTGTTAAGTTGTTAAGGTCTTTGAAAGACTTAATAAGTTGCACTAAGTCTGTTGAGTCTCTAATTTCTAGCCTGCCAGCGTTAGCATCTTCTAGACCTTTTTTTATCAGCTTAGCTGCTAGTGAATTGAAGGCTGTTGCTAATTCCTTAACATTTTCGCTTTGTGGCTTTTTAGCATCTTCATAGGCATCTTTTATACCCATATTATCTTTCCTTCCATTTAATCAATTTACTTGTGTATATGTTAATGTACTCATTAGAATTATGTAGTCTATAGTAATGATTACAAGACTTAGTGTTTGCACATATCTTTAGTTCTTTACCCATAAATCTTGATATGTAAAAGTCGTTAGTTACTATAAAGCTACCATTATATTTTGAAACAAGCTCTTTACCACATATTGAGCATCTAACTTTGTGATTAAATCTATTATCTCCCTTATTAAACTTCCTTTCCTTATTATCTAAAAGGGTTTCTCTATACAATTTATGAGGTATACTATATCTTAACAGCATAATCACCCCCATATAAGAATATAGTTTCTCATTAACATTATACCATAGAATAGTATCTAACCGTCTATATTAGTTCATGAATGGCGCTTCGACTGGTGGTGATACGATGCTTGGCATAAACATAGCTGTTGCCTTTACTATACAAATGTACCTTTTCTATGTGACGGAATGCACTAATAGTATCTTAGTTAAGTCAAGAGGAAAGGAGAAAGCTAAAATGGTACTTCTTCTCCCAACTTTGTGTACTATTTCTGTGCTTTTGTGGTATAATGTGTATAAAGGTAATTTAATATTTTTATATGTGCTCGCCATATTGTCACTTTTTGCAGTTGGGCCGCATTTAATCCAATTTGGCGGTGTGACACGTGGAAAACAAAGATAAAGAAATTGACACTAAGCTTGTAGAGAAACTAAATGATGTCATAGAAAAGCTAGAAGAATATAGGCCATCTCAAGTTAGTGAGAGTGACCTAGATGATCTACAAGACTCAATTAGAGATATTAGGGGAGAAGTAGACACGCTAAAGGAGAACTACCATTCTTTGGATAAGCAAACTGTTGAATTCATAAACCGTCTGGATAGCTTAGAAGAGTCAATTAAAAATTACCAAAAGAACGAAGGCATGAGTGATGATAAGGTTAGAGCAGTTGTTGGCAACTTTGTATCTGTTCTAATAGGTAGTGTCCTTGCCTATGTCTTCTCACAACTAAAACAATGGTAGGAGATTAAAAAATGGCAACAAAATATACATACCCTAGAGATGGTAAAGAACTAGTTATTAATATTTATTTAATAGGAGATACAGAAGCCACAGCTACAGTATTCCCACAATATCCAATGCAAGGTACTTCTTATAGATCCGCAGCATACACATTAAGCTCAGCTATGCCATCAGAGTTGACTAATGGGCTACTTATTGGTTTGCCAGCTGGTGATGTGACAGATAGTAGGCTTGACATTGCTAGAATTAATCCTGTCTTTATTATTAAAGCAGGTAAGCCAAAATGGGTTAATGTACCAGATGATATTAAGACAAATATTGATACTTTTTACGAATTAGTAGACTCAACAGACCCCTTAACTGGTGATCAGGAAGTTCAGCTTAAGCAGGTGAGAATTAAACTTGACAACTATTTTAACACAAGTCGGAGATTTTCTATTGAGGGTTAAGCGATATATGGGGAAGCACATTGTTGGTGTTTCCCTGTTTTTTATATTGCTATTTGTATTTGCTTATTGGGAGCATCAGCATTATGTGAATCCAATAGATGTATATACAATAAGTAAGCTTTCTAAAGATACAACAAATGAGAGGTATTCTGTAAATACTTATGATAGAAGCGCTAAAACCCTTTCTAAATTTAGCTCTCTAGGGTTAAACCTTGGTGTATCTTCTATCGGGAACCTTTCTGGTGGTAAGAAAGCAAACGTGGACACGGTTAATATATATACTTATAGGGGAGACATTAGCATTTCTGGTTCGACTATTCTTGCATACCCAAGTTCAATGCATAATGTTATAGACCTTAGCGAGGTAAGAAACAACTATATGGAGTACGCAGCAAGCAAAATAAAAGGTGCCTACTCGTATACTTCTAGTATACTAATGGTTAAAACATATGACGGTGTTCCAATAGTTGCTTTATACGGTAACAATATAAAAGCTTATTACTGTGACATTAATAATAGTCAGGTTTTTTCTATTGATGGAAACATTATATACTGTTATAAGGCAACATACTCAATAAGTAAGACAAGTATATTTAAATAGTGTGATATAATGTAGGTAAGAGGTGAATGCAATTGAGCGAAAAAGACACCTATGACGAAGATCAAAATAGAAAGTATAAAGATTTAATAGCCTTATATGGCGTCAAAAACTATAAAGAATTAATTGATTTAGGGCCAACGGTACAGATGGCTGAAAAGTCCATGTCCAAGAAAAAGGATACTAGTAAGTTGCAGTTAGTTCAGAAGACTGTTATTCGTAGAGGCAAGCCAACCCAGATGTCTTTTTATCAAGATCCAAGTAAGCAAAGTGGGGCACCTGAGGCTAAGAATACTAGTAAAGGTAACAACGATGAGGCTGATAGTGGCATAGAGGATGGGGTGTATATAGCAAGTAAGGAACTTGGTAATCCCCTTCCCACTAATGTTCTTAAAGCTATCCCCAGATCCGGTTGGTATCAAGAGAGGAAATACAAGAAGTCATATGACTATCTTTTCTTCGTTTCAGGGGGGCAAGTAGTTGCTACTTCTGGAGTTGGTAAACTTGGAGATTCTTTGACAGTTAGCTTTGTAGGATCATATACAAAGGAAAGCTATTACAATTATTTGTACTCAGCTATTTGTACAACGATTGATATAGCTTATAAAAATGACTTTGGTTTTTATTTTAAAGCGAAGAACCAAGCAGAGATAGATATGCTAGAGCTTTTAAGGGATTTCTATAGTATAAAGAAATTGAAGGGTGTTTATCAAATTCCTTTAGCAAGCATGGAAAAGGTTTTTGGTGAGCGCGTATGGAAGCATTAGAGATAGTGTTAATGGTAGTTTTACTATATGCTATTTATGCATCATATAGTTACTACAAACATTACAAAAAAGCTGAAAAGTCAAAACAGATAGTTAATGCAGCAAGAGCCATAGAAGAATTGAAGGATAAATTTAATCAAGGACGTGAAAGTAAAAGTGGCAAAAACAGCAAGTGAATTTTTAAGAGTTTCAGATAAGGAAAAGAAGCAATTAGTTGAAGAGTCAGCAGAGAAGATTGTAGATATTGTAAAGGACCTTTGGGAAAATCATGACTTTTCAGTAAATGATGCAATGAAGGATAAGGTAGTTAACAGCGTTAATCCTGATGAACCAATGGGGACTGTTTTCAGTGCAAACTTAACTAATGATAAAGTTGAATCTGTATATGAAATTCTTAGTCAGGCTTTAATTAATAAAGATGATGTAAGTAAACGCGTTGGTGAACTTATTGGTAAGGGAAATGCTTTTGATCTTGGAGATGCAAAAGTTAACAAGTCCTTTGTGCAGGCATATATTGAGAAAGCTAACTCTAATCCGGCAGAGCCAGCGGTGCTTAGTATTCGGTTTAGTTTACTATTACCAGAGTATGGTGACAAAGATGAAAAGTAATAGCAGTTATACAAAAAAGTTGGAAAGTTGGCTTGACGGGTTTACTGGCAACCTTCCTGTATATGATAAGCTTATAAAGAATTTTATTAAGGTAATGGGTGAGGATGCAGAGGTATCTTCTAAATATAATAGAGGATCAGAACATGTTATAGAGTTTCCTACACCTGCTGTATTTTATGACCACTCTATTGAAGAATACCGACCAGACTATGAATATGAGACATTTATGTTCAAGCGACTTATTGGCCTTTTACAAAGTAAAAAGCTTGTTTTAATGGATATTGATTTTAGACTTTTAGGTAAGGGTAATGATGTAAGTGACTTTAGACCCTATGAGGTAGTCAAAGTAACCTTTGATGATAGGGACTATGACGAGATTAAGCAAGAAATTGCAAGTAATAAGTCTCTTGTATCTGATAGTGTAATTGCAAACTTGGCAAAAGATCTTCTGTAGTATTACAAATAGGTTACATTATTACATAATTAGATTAATTTGTAATCCTTAGGACATGGTAGTGATACATTTTTGTGTTAATATTTCCTATATTGGTAATGAAAGGAAGTATTACATGAAAAATAATAAGTATATGATACTACCAATTATGTTACTGTTTGCTTCTACTACACTTTATAGTAGTAATAATGTTCATGCAAGTAGCAATTATGATATTAAAAGCAAGGTTAATAGTACTAAAGATTATGTAAAGTCTATAGCTAAGTATCAATCTATTAAGAATAAGCCTAATATTAAGGTTATTAAGTTTACTGTAGGAGAGTCTAACAAGAGTCTTCACCCAGAAGACTATGCAGAGCCTAAAGAAGCGCCTAAAGAATCACCACAGCAGGTTAGTCAAGTAGCTAGTAGTCAGCAACCAACAGCAAGCGTAGCCACTTCAGCTTCTACTAGTCAACCACAGGTACAGAATGTAACGCAGCCTAGTGCTAGCCAGCAGCAAGAAAGCAAGCAAAGCTCGGCATATACTGCTAATGCTCAGGCTACTTCTGGTTCCACAGTTAAAGTTACATTTTATGATCCTGCTGTTTTAGGCGCAAGTACTATGCCCGGTGGAATTTACTCTGGTGTTGCCGCTAATCTGTCAGTATACCCTAAAGGTACTGTTTTAAGAATCACTTTACAAGATGGTCAAGTCATGACAAGAACTGTAAATGATACAGGGGCATTTGCAAGTAGCAACCCTAACCAATTAGATATTGCTATCCCAAATAGTCAGGTACCATCATGGGGGACAGGAACAGCTCAGGTTCAAGTTATTGGATAAATATGATAGTTAAAAGAGACGCTTAAATGTGTCTCTTTTTCGTTGTATCTATACTATAATATGAAAAGTCAAAATTTGTGTTATAATAGTGGAAGGAATAAAAATCGTTACTTTAGTGATGATATTAATCCTATTTGCTTTGCAGATTTTTATACAGAAGGATATAAAGGTGGTGTACTTTACGGTATTAAAAGGTATTAAACTTAGGATATACCCTAGCCAAGAGCAACAGTTGGATATTAAGCTCAATTTTGGGTATAACCGTTTTGTTTGGAACCAGATTCTTGGAATGATACAAGAAAGGTACAAAAATAATTCTGAGTTACCTTTTCCTAGCACTTTTACTTTGAATAACTTGTTACCCACAATGAAAGTAGAATATCCTTGGCTTAAGAGTGCTGAGAGCCACAGTTTACAGATAACTTGTAAAAACCTAGTTGATGCTTACAAAGATTTCTTTAAGATCCACAAAGGATTTCCTAAGTTTAAATCAAAGAAGTATCCTAAGCAAAGCTACCAAACAAATTCTACAATAAAGCTAAAGGACAACGAAGTTAAGTTTCCAAAATTAGGCTATATGAAGTTTAAAGGTAGTAGCAAAAAACTAGAAGAAATCAGCAATATTAAGTTAGGAACCATTAAACTTACTCCTACTGGTAAATACTATCTTGTACTGATTGCCGAGTGTGAAAACCAAGCACTTCCCAAATCAGGAAAACAGGTAGGTATTGATATGGGTTTAGCTGATTTGATGATTACTAGTGATGGTGTAAAGTATCCTACTATTAGGTTCGACAAGATTCTTGCTAAGCAGAAACACTACTGGGAGAAAAGGCTAGCTAGACGTAGACTACAAGCACAAGCAGAAATAGCTTGGGATAAACACAATAAGGTACTAGAGCCGAGAGAGCTAAAGGATTTTAAGAATTATCAGAAAGCAAAACTTATGGTTGCTAAGTATTCAGAAAAGATAGCTAACCAAAGAAGTAACTACTTGCATTTGCTGACTAAGCAGTTAGTTTCTAGCTATGATGTGATTAAGATAGAAGATTTGAAAACCAAAAATCTTCTTAAAAATCATAAGTTGTCTAGAGCAATAGCTAATGCAAGTTGGAGAGAACTTAGGAGACAGTTAGAGTATAAATGCTTATGGTATGGCAAACAGTTGGTCACTGTAAACCCTAGAAAGACAAGTCAAATTTGCAGTAACTGCGGATATGACGATGGTAAGCATACCTTAGATATTAGAGAGTGGACATGTCCACGTTGTGGTATTCACCACGACAGGGACATT